CGGGCACGGTCGGGATGTCCCCGGCGATCAGGTCGGCGACCGTGAAGCTGCGCTGCTTGGCGTTGGTCTCGGCCGGGGCTTCCTCCTCGGTCGAGGCCTCGCCTGCCGGTTCGGGCGGGTTCCCCCAGGGGTTCTCCTCGAGCGGCGCCCCCTGGATGGCGAGCGTGAGCGCGGTCGAGAGCTTCGAGAGGACTTTCTGAAAGCCCTTGATGTCGTTCCCATCCCGCATGTCGTTCGCCCCTCGCCGGATGGGGCTCATCCCGCGGTACTGGGTGAAGCGTTCGGGCTCGAAAAGATGGTTCAGAACGTTCGAATTGAGAAGTTGTTCCCCATCGAGCCAGTAGCCCAGGACCCGCCCCTGGGTGTCGAGTTGGATGCCATCGAAGATGCGGTCATCGGCCGCCGTGGGCTTGTCGATCCGCCAGGACTCGAGGAACTGGATTTGCGGGAACCCGGCCTCGTCGGTCCAGAGGGCGAACACTTCACCGTCGGTGTCGAGGTAGAATGAGCCGAGACGCTGGAGATCCCAGAAGTCGAGCCGGCCGCTGAAGTCGGCGCGCTCGGCCCACTCATCGAAGAGGGCGTTGGCCGCTTCATTCCACTTCCGATCGAGCGTTGCCGCCCGTGGGATCATCGGGGTCGAGTAGTTGGCGACCAGGTCGGTGGCGTAGAACACGAGGCCCACGTTGTCCCAGAGGTAGCGGGCGACGGACGCGAGCTGGAGGCGGTTGAACTTGGTGAGCAGCCGGTGGATGTGGAGGCCGGTGGCCGGGATCGGGGTCCGGTGGTCGACCGTGTTCAGGGCCTCGAAGTAGTGGCGCACCGGCGTCACGGCAGGGGCGGTGTTTGCCGCCGGCGGCGGGCGGTTGCCGGACGGCCGCTTCGGCGGTGTCGAGGGGAACAGGCGACGCAGGAAGGGGATCACAGGACAGCCTTATGGAAGGTGGGGTGCAGGCGGTTGAACCGGGGCACGTCGAGGGGCGGGTTCTCCGGGTCGGCGAGAGTGTTGACCCATTCGAGGGCGTCTTCCGCCATCACCGCGAGTTCGGCCGGCGTATAGGCGCGGTCGAAGGTGAACGTCACCGACCCCCCGGCCTCCGCCGCCGTCAGGACCGTCTGGCCGTTGACGACGTTGGCGGTCCACTTCTGAGCCACCAACGCTTCCAGGGCGCTGACCAGGGTCGCCCCTTCGGTCAGTTGCAGCCTCAGCGCCCGCACCAGCATCCGGACTTCCAGTCTTGGACGTGCCGTCACGCCCAAGGCGGAACGTTACGCTTCAACCTTGGGCCGGAGGTGGAAGCAACGCTGTCCGGCGCAGTAGACTGCTTCGCCGAAGGTCGCACTTGTCGGACGGCCCGTTTGATCGCCGTTGATGTGGACCACCCTCGACAAACAATGAGCGAAAGAGCACTCTCGCATCTGACGCAGACACATCCATGACAAGTAGATCACCGAATACCAGCTCGGCACCCTTCTATCCGAGAAAAGGACACGAATGAGACTCCTGTGTCGTCTATGCAAGGGCGAAGGTGAGACCCGAACACGCTGGGAATTGGCGGGCACATCTCCACATATCCGTAATGAAACCAGGTTCGGCAAGTGTCCATTGTGTGGCGGAAACCGGAAGATCTCTTTGCGAAGGTGGATAGCGTTCGTTCTTGTTCGTCGCATCTTGATTTGCACAGAGTGCTGGGGGAAAGGGTACAAATCCTCCCATGGATTCCGACGAGACACATTGTATGCCGGTCCCTATCAGACAGAGTGGCGTTGTTATAAATGCGACGGATTAGGGACAAGGATGATCAAGAGCATGGGTAGATGAAGGCCGGCCCATGGTGAGTGGAGCGAGCACCCGCTGGCCCGAATGCTCGGGCCGTGCCTGCGCGGACGCATTGGGTCCTTGCCCTCTGTCATTCTGCACCGACTTCAGCAAGCCTGAAATAACTGCCGCCGCGTCGATCATCAGCTCACAGTCCAGGTAGTGGTTGTCCCGGCGCTTCTGAACCCACAGCACCTTGATCCGGCCTCGCGAGTCCTCCCGTTCCTCCCGGACCTCCGCCGTGACCTGGTCGATGTAGTCCCGTCCGGTCTTCTTCGGAATGGTCCACTGGCCGACCACGCCGTGCGTGAACAGCGCCAGATGGTCCTTCAGGCTCGGATTGGACCACTGGAAGAGCGGCAGGTGCCGGCGTATCCGCGCCCGGCGCGTCCCCAGGCTCGGGTCCACCAGCACGCGGCGCCACACCCGCCGGATGGTCTTCCCCGTCCGCGGGTCCTGGGAGAGGAACCACTCGGCATCGTCGCCCTTCATCGCCTTCCAGCCCGTGGCCATGCAGAACCGGTACACCTCCGAGGCTTTGAAACCGGTGTCGATCATAGCGTTGACCAGCGGCACGTTCAGTTGCTTGCGGACCTCCTCGAGTTCGGAGGTCGTGTTGCACCGCCCGTAGGCGATCATGCGACTGGCCCCGCCTGGTCCGAACGCCCGCGCCACCCAGAAGTAATGCTCCCCTCCTCGGGCCTGGCGGTCGGCCGCCAGGAAGCGGGTCTTCTCGAGCGGCCACGGGTCGCCGAAGTCGTAATCCCCGCGCCGCTGTTCCATGAAGTCGTCCCCGGTGACCATCCAGCGGTCGAGGTCCCACGGTTCGCCCAGCGTCTCCGTGACAAACGTGAACATCGGCTCGATGTCGCCCTCGATCCGCGTGGCGTCCACGGCGGCGAGGAACTCTTCGACGATGGACCGCCACTCGATCCAGTGCGGCAGGAGCGCGTTCCAGGTGTAGCTGACCCTCGATCTCGGGGCGTTGGGGTTCTGCGGGACAAAGCGTCCGTGGTTCTCGATCCATCGCCGGTCCACGGGTGTGTCCTTAATCCGGTGTCCGCACCCGACGCACTCGAAGCGGATCGTCTCGGCCAGGGCGTCGAACCGCCACTTGCCTTCCGGCTTGGTGGTGTCGTTGGAGTCCCACTTCAGTTGCCCGAACGCAAGCGGTTGAAGCCGCTGACAGGCCGGACACTCGAAATGCCAGACCCGCTGGTCCCCGGCCCGGTACGCGGTGTCCATCGCGTCGCCCTTGGTCCCCGGCGTCGAGATCAGGAATCGCCTCGAGTTCCAGAAGGACCGGGTGCGCTTCAGGAGCATTTCAAGGCGGCCGGGAGCGTAGTTCCGGACCTCGTCAGCGAACACGTACCGAATGGGCTTGGACTGCAACCGTGCCTTCGAGCCCGACCAGCCCGCGTAGAACGGCATCCCGTCGAAGGCGAAGCCGGTCAGGGTCGGCTCCGCCATTCGTTCCTTGACGGGGCGGCAGGTCTCGAACGTCGGCGTCAGGCGGTCGCGGAGGAAGTCCCGCAACTCGTCCTTGGTGGCGGTGACCCACATGGCCGGGCCGGGGTCCTCGGCGATGGCCCAGCAGGCGCAGTTCATGACGGTCTGGGTCTTGGCGCTCTGGGCGGCGCACTGGACGGCGATGTCTCGCACGGCGTTGTTGGCGAAGTCCTCCATGACGGCACGGACCCAGGGCGAAGCGTCGGAGCGCCACCGGCCTGGCAGGGGCGAGGTTTCGTCCACGTGGACGTGTTCCTCACACCACTGCCACGGAGGGCGGCGGTCGGCCGGTTTGCAGGCAGAGCAGAAGCCTTCGATCAGCGGATGTTGTGGCGATCCCACGCTACAGTGCGGAACGTTGTCCTACGCCGGCCGGCGCTCGCGGGCAGTAGGCTACCCCTGGCGGGTCGGTTCCGACGCGTCTCGCACCGGTTTGCGCCTGATCTCGCGGCGGTTCTCGAGGCCGATCGATGACGCAAAACCGGCCCCCCGGTCGCCCGAGGGGCCGTATCGTCGGCGAGGTCGCCGCCTACTTCGACGCCATGAGGTCGAAGGCCCGGCGGAAGAACCGGGCCCGGCGGCATGAGCTTTTCGCGTGGATTAGCGCCCGCGCGAAGCGTACCCTACGCGCTATGGAAGCTCCCGGTCACCGGGACGTGCGCCGTGCCTGGCGTCACGCCGTGGAATCCTGGCTCCGCCGCCAGGGCCTGATCGAGGTCTCCATTAACCGCAATAGTGTTACCCCATGTTCCATGTAAAAGTGCTCATGCACTCGTTTGTTGCACACTTGTACAGAATCGGCTTGTTCGTGGCCTCGGCATGGCCACCTTCTCCGGCGCGTCACGCCTACGAACATACGCCACGGTTGTCGACTGCGAGCATAATCAGCGTAATGGTCTGCGCAGGAGTAGTCGTT